TTCCAAATAATTCCTTGACCAGTAGGTAGCTCTAGTATATTATCTTTTCCAAAAAAATCATCCATTGCTTTTCTAGCACCTATAGTCTTATAGGATCCGTAGTCGTCACATATTAATACTGCTCCGTCCAACATTTTAGGCCAGAAGTAATTTATAGAGTCTTTAGTCGGCTCATACAGGTCGACATCTATGTGAACATAAGAATATTCTAGCTCATCTATTTTTTCGAATACGTCTGGAATCCATCCAGCATAAAGTTCTGGACTTTTGCATCCTTCAAGTATAAATTGAGCACGTTCAATAGGAATATCAAGTTTAACTGTTTTAAAGTAATCTGTATCAAAATTTCCAGGCTCAGATACACCTTCAAAAGAATCAATTCCAATAAATCTTTTATTACATAAGTCATGTACAAAATACATAGACATGCCAGCATATACTCCACATTCTGCAAAATTAGAATTAAATTTTTGCTGCTGGGTAGCTAGCTGTCTAAGAACGTGCAGTCTTCCAAAATATGGATCGCTAACGTCATTTGTCATTCCAGTTTTATCATTTAAGGATTTATTTATAGAAACAAATGCTGGGTCATCAACCCATCTTTTATAGGATGACTCCAATTATTCTTCTGTTCCTATTAGCTTCCAGCTTGGGTGGTGTGTAACCATGCCTCTAATTGCAAGGCACTCTTCTTCTGAAGAAGCTGTAACAATAAGCTTTGCTGTTAACCCATTTGGAAATTCTTCGGATCTGTCTAGTCCATTAGAGTTAAGCTTAAATGTTTCTAGGACTACTTCCGTAATAGGTTCAAAAATATATTTAGTCATTTGCAATAATTCCATTCTCTGTAAGTTTTTCATAAATATTTATTGCAATAACCTTAAATGATTCATTGCCTTGCTGCATATAGGTTTCTTTATCTTGTTCTGAAATTCCAGCTCTAGAATAAAGATCTGTCATGGTTTCGATTACTGTGTTTAACAGTAGATCTAGTGTTTCCTGTCTACTCATTTGTTTCTCCTGGATTATATGAAGGCATTGGTCCAAGTAAGTAACCCGCCTGATGATATTCTACCATTTTGGCAGTATCTTCGCTACCAGCCAGCTTGTTAGATATCAAAGTTAGTATGTCGTATATTCTGTGTAGCATTATGTAGGAAACCATAGGCAGGTTATCCTCTAAATTTGTTACATTTTCTTCGCTACTCTGGTCTTCCTGCATCTTCCCACCATTTTTCCCTACCAGCGGCATCAGTAACCACCATTGGTTTTGACTCTTGTCCGCAGTCACAATTATGTTCGTTGCATTTTTTAATATTAGTCATTTTTATTAACAGCCTTAACTATTTCGTTGTATGTAGCAAGTCCAATATTTTTTTTATATTCGCATTCAAGACAGTATAAATATATATTATCTTCTAGATCTTGATTAGAAAAAAGAAGGGATTGGTCTACTGGGCATAAAAGCTTTTCAACCAATCCTTCTTCTGACATGGAGATGTAAGTTGATACGTATTGTATCCTCATCCCATCTCCTTTACTTTGTCGGAAATTTTAAATAAAATTCCTTAGCTCTTGGGGTCATACCCTTCCAAGCTGACCAATCACTGCCGCCATCGGTCATGTAGTACGTTATCTCTGCGTTTGTTACTGGGTCGAATAACTCCTTGTTACTCTGTAGATCAAATTTCTCAAGTCTTTCTGGACCAAGATTTCCAATCATGTTTATCTGAAATAGTCCGTAAGAACTATCTCCTGTATTCCTATTCCCGTTATATGCAAGCGGTCTTCCATTAGATTCACGCTTTGCTATTGACCAAGCTTTCTTAAGGCCTAATCCTTCGAATCCTACAGTCTCAAGTAGTAATACTAGCTCTTCGTCTGTAAGCATCTCAGATGGCTTGTAAATCTCTTTACTAAAACTATCTAAGACTTCTTGCTTTAATTGGGCTTCAGTTTTCACTAAAGGCTTTACAGTTAAAGCGTTTGCTGGGTTACTAGAAAACAAAAACAGTGTTGTCACTGCTATTATCGTCCAGTCACGAACCAAATCGCTAAACTGTTGTTTTATATTCTCCATTGGCATTTCCTCCTATAGAGATAACGAACTATAATCTTAGCATTAATACATAAACCATGTCAAGCCAGTTAACTAGAATCATTCTCACATGCTGATATTTTAAAAAAATATTTTATCCTCTAGACCGCTAAATAAAAGTTTGATACACTTAGAACTTCACACACAAATTACACCGCAAGGCGGAGAAAAGGTCGTATATAAATGTCTAAAACTATTGAAAATCCTTATGAAAACTTTATTGCTTTATCCAGATATGCAAAATGGGTAGAGGCAGAAGGTCGTAGAGAAACATGGGGAGAAACAGTAGATAGATACTTTTCTTTTATGACTAATCATTTAAAAGAAAATCATAACTATATTCCAAATGAAAAGCTAGTTGCGGAATTAAAAGAGTTTGTGTTTCAGCGAAATGTCATGCCATCTATGAGATCTGTAATGACATCTGGAGCAGCACTAGAAAGAGACAATGTTGCTGGATACAATTGTTCATTTGTTCCAGTTGATTCTCCAAGATCATTTGATGAAACTATGTATATCCTTATGTGTGGAACTGGTGTTGGATTCTCTGTTGAGTACAAGTATGTTAATAAGCTTCCTGCCGTCCCAGAAACATTAGAGAAGTCAACTACTGTAATTATTGTAGAAGATTCTAAGCAGGGTTGGGCAAAAGCATATCGTGAGCTACTTGCTTTGCTATGGTCAGGACAAATTCCAGCAGTAGATGTTTCTAAGGTGAGACCAGCTGGAGCTAGATTAAAAACTATGGGCGGAAGATCATCTGGCCCACAACCACTTGTAAATCTTTTTGATTTTACTATTGCAAAGTTTAAGAATGCAGCAGGTAGAAACCTTAAGCCAATTGAGGCACATGACATTATGTGCAAGATTGGAGAAGTTGTAGTTGTTGGTGGAGTTCGCAGATCAGCTATGATTTCTCTTTCAAACATTAATGATATTGAAATGGCTCAGGCAAAAGCAGGTAACTGGTGGGAAAATAATCCACAACGTGCACTTTCAAATAACTCTGTGGCTTACTCTCGCAAGCCAGACATGGAGCAGTTTATAGCAGAATGGAAATCTTTGTATGACTCAAAATCTGGGGAACGTGGCATCTATAACGTTGCAGCAGCGCAGGCGCAAGCAGCTAAGTATGGTCGCAGAGACCCTGAAATCCACTACGGCACTAATCCGTGTTCAGAAATTATTCTCCGTCCTTATCAGTTTTGTAATCTTTCAGAAGTCGTACTACGTGAAAAGGATACAGTTGAAGATGTTGCAAACAAAGTACGCCTTGCTACAATTCTTGGAACTTGGCAGTCGACGCTAACAGACTTTAAGTATCTCCGTAAAATCTGGAAGGACAATACAGAAGAAGAAAGACTTCTAGGGGTTTCTCTTACTGGACAATTTGGACATAAGTTCTTTTCTGGAAAAGATGGTCTTGATGAACTTGAAGTTGCTCTAAATAAATTACGTGAGCATGCAAGAGAAGTAAACAAAGAAGAGGCAGGGAAAATTGGGATTCCTGAGTCTGCAGCAATTACATGTGTAAAGCCTTCTGGAACAGTATCCCAATTGGTCGGGGTATCTTCAGGAATGCACCCATGGCATTCACAGTATTACATTCGTACAGTTCGTGGCTCAAAGGGAGATCCTATTTCAACATTTTTGAAGGAAGTTGGAATTCCAGTTGAAGATGATGTTATGAAGCCAAACGATACTTACGTATTCTCATTTCCAATTAAAGCTCCAGAGGGAGCAATTGTTAGAAATGATTTAACAGCATTAGATCACTTAAACACTTGGTTAGTTTATCAACGTGCTTGGTGTGAACACAAGCCTTCAATTACAGTTTCTGTAAAAGAAGACGAATGGATGGAAGTTGGTGCTTGGGTATACAAGCATTTTGATGAAGTCTCTGGAATCTCATTCCTTCCTCATTCAGAACATACATACAAGCAGGCACCTTATCAAGAAGTTACAAAGGAAGAGTACGAAGAACTTCTTTCAAGAATGCCCAGCAATATCCGCTGGGAAGACTTGTCATTTTATGAGACAGAAGACGGAACTTCAACAAATGCTACTTTAGCTTGTAGCTCAGATGGAAACTGTGAGCTTGTAGATATTTCAGCATAGTGGTAGAATTATAGTATTGGGTAAAACCAAAATTCCTGGGCAGATTGCCCACAAGGAGATGACAATATGGCTAAATTTGCAAAGGCAGATTTAAACAAAGATGGAAAGGTAACCATGCAGGAACAAATTCTTTCGGCATTATCAAGCTACGGCAGAGCATTCTTGTCTGCAGTACTTGCACTTTACATGACAGGAAATACGAATCCAAAGGACCTTCTATTGGGCGGAATTGCAGCTATTGCACCAGTAGTCCTCAAGGCACTAAATCCAAATGATAAAAGCTTTGGTTTCACTAATAAGTAATTAACAGTCAATTAGAAATACTCCTGTGCTAAAATTGGTACAGGAGTATTCCTATTTAGGAGACTATGGCAAATGGCAGGACAAAAGAACTTTGAAGTAGATCAAAATGCAACATTTAGTTTTGTAATAGAATACAAAGACAATAATGGTGATGCTATTGATCTTACAGGCGCATCCGCAAAGATGCAGGTTCGTGACACAAAGGGTGGGGCAAAATTAGCTGTCACTCTTACATCACCTTCTGGGGGGATAGTTATTGATCCAGTAAATGGTAAATTAACTATTAAAATGACACCCACACAAACAAACAAACTCTTTTATCCTAAATCATCTTATGATTTAATGGTTGTCGATTCTAACGGGAACAAAATAAAACTCCTTGAGGGTTTTATGACGCTCAATAGATCGGTAACCATATAATGACAGAACCAATAGTTGTAACCGAAGTAATTAATGATGTAATCATTTCATCCCCAGGCCCGCAAGGACCTAGGGGTAAAACCATTTTAAGTGGAACTGGTGCACCAGCAAACAACTTAGGTCTTGAAGGAGACTTCTACTACGACTCAATACTTTCTAAATTTTATGGCCCAAAACTATCTGACCTCACATGGCAGGATGCAAAAATAATAACTCTCACAGCAAACACTCTATCTTATTCCTGGGAACTGGCGCAGCTAACTGGTCCAGTCTCTGGAATTTATTCTTTAGAGATAGAGCATAATTTGGGATATCATCCAAATATCACAATTAAATCAAGCGCAGGGGATATACTTGAAACAGGTATAGACTATAACAGCATAAATAAAATTACACTGACAATGGCACAACCATTTTCAGGGACAGCATATCTGTCATAAGGGGGAAGAACAATGTCAAAAAAGTTTTTAGTTAGTATTGATCTTAACAAGAATGAGTTACTCAATGCTAGAATTCAAAATCTAGGATCAGCTCCTAGCAATCCAGTATCAGGTCAAGTTTACTACAATACTGGCGATAATATTATGTACTTCTGGAATGGTACAGAGTGGATATCCACATCTGGTTCTCTAGAAGTAATTCAAGATGCAGTAGGGTCTTATGTAGAAGGCGGAGTAGGGCTAACTAAGTCTTACAATGATACTACAGGCGTTACAACAATTGATTTAGATGATACAGCAGTAACTGCAGGCACATACGGATCAATTACAAAAGTTCCTACATTTACAGTTGATCAGCAAGGACGTTTAACCGCTGCCAGCGAAGCCAATTTGGTTATTCCGCTAGATTCACAAACAACAGGTGATTATGTAGCAACAATTGCTGGAACAGCAAATGAAATTACAGTATCTCCAAATAGTGGTCATAACGCTGCAGTAACAATCGGCCTCCCAGACAACGTAGAGATTGCTGGTAATTTGCAAGTGGGCGGAAACTTAAATGTTATCGGAACTGTTAACTCTGTAAATACAACACAGATTAATATTGAAGATAATAAAGTTAATCTGAATACAAACTTTACTGGAACTCCAACCACTGACGCTGGTATTCGTGTTGAGCGTGGAGACGAACTGGATGTAGAACTTCTATGGAATGAGTCTACAGATAATTGGACATTAACAAATAATGGAACAAACTATCATGCAATTGCAAGAAAGTATGCAGAGATTCTTACAGCTTCATCTACAACTCACACAGTTCACCATATGCTAGGAACAACAGATCTAACAGTTCAAGTGTTTGAAGTATCATCTCCATTTGCACAGGTTGAAACCGATGTAAAGGTTACAGATGCAATGACAATAACAGT